TTTTGGAGAAATAGGTTTATTGTATTTTGCGTCATACTTGATTTTCTTACCATCAGCACTAGACCAACGATACCTGATTGCTTTTCGCTTTACTGGCTCGTTATCTTTCATTGTCATATACTCTTCAAATGTGAAGCATATATTCACCCAAGCACCAACTGCTTTTTTGATAGACTCAATATCATTAGAAAAATCTTTTACACCACAGTTTGTTAAAAACTCGTGTAGTGTATTCTTTTTCCATTCAGCTGATTTAGGTGCATCAGATTCTCTTACGGCCCAGAACTTAGCTCTGCCGTATTCACCTGATTCATTTACTACATCAAACTCAATATAAGGTGCACCTCTGTAACCATCACGTTGTGATGAATTAGACACAGATAGTACTTGACATCTGTGTGCACCTTCATTAAAATACTTTTTGTTTTCTACCACTTTGGTAGGTTTAACCTGGCAGCTAGCCAAGTCAAAAGGAACTACATTAACCATTTAATTTTTCTTTTAATACGTTCATTTGATAATCTTCTATTTCGTAGTTAGACATTTTAGCCTTAACTGCGTCTCCTTTTCCAGCTTCAATAGCTTTTAACATATTGTTAAACTTATCTTCATCAAGCTTTGGTTTAGCTTTTGGTGTGGATTGTTGCTTGACAGCATTAGCTACCTCTTCATAAGAAGCAACCGATGTATCTAAACCAATACCAAGATTAGCTAGAGCACGGCCCCAAGCTGATGTTTCACAGTTTTCTACAAAACTTGTTTTGTTAATGAAGGAAGAACCTTCTTTTTCATACGCATGCCCTGTAGCGCGTATGTTTTCGATGTCATCGATAATTGTAGCTTTAACTACACAACGATCATCAGTTAGTTCTACAATGTCTGATACCAAAGACCATCCTTTGTAGTTCGTTCTAAAGTGTTTTAATCTTTCGTTAACTTCAACGTATTCTTTACCTTTGATGTTAACTGTTTTTAATTTTGTCATTTCTTTCGTGTTTCATATTTACTAAACATTTCGTGTGCTTTTTTGCCAGCACGTATTGCAAATACAATTTTTAAGAACTTTCTGAACATAACAGGCCTACCTCTTAAAACAATTGCAAAACCAATTTCTCTAAAAGTAGCAATGATAATACGCCTTACAAGCTTTTTATCAATGCCCAAGTCATGTGCGATTTCAGCTATAATTCTTCTTAGTTTAGTGTGGTTAGACATCTATAAATATAAGAAATTTATTGCTAAAAATCTAAAGAATTTTCTTTAAATTTAGTCAATTCACTAATAAAATTTAATGTAACTGTACCCACACCAATGTTACGACCTTTCGCAAATATAATCTGGGCTTTACCTGCAGTTGATTCGCCTTTTTCGTCTTGATTTATACCATAATATTCTGGTCTATATATCAAGGCTACGACATCTGCAGCTTGTTCTATCTCGCCTGATTCTCTAAGGTCTGATAGTGTTGGTTTACTTTCTGCTCTAAACCCAACCCCACGATTAAGTTGTGATAGTGCAACTATAGTGATGTTGAGTTCTTTAGCTAGGTTTTTGAGCGACCTAGCCACTTTCGAGACTTCTTGTTCTCGTGTTCCTTTGGCTCCTGAACTTGCCGTGACAAGCTGTAGGTAGTCAACAAACACAAGCTTAACACCGCAGCTATGTACATATTGTCTAGTTTTAGATAATAAGTAATTCAAAGATGTGCGTTTGCATTCATCAATGTAAATGGATTTTTCTTTGATACTACTAGCAGTTTGTTGTATTCGCAACAAATCTTCAGTACCAAGTCTACCATTTTGTATCCAACGTATTGGTATTTCTGATTCAAGAGAAACAAGTCTTGTAAGTAGCTGATTGACTGACATTTCATAAGAGAATATGAGAGCAGGACAATTAGCTTTCTCAACTGCATTATATGCAAGATTAAGAGCCAAACTTGTTTTACCCATTGATGAAGCAGCACCAATGATTACAAGATCTGTTTCTTGCCAACCACCAGTAAATTCATCAAGTTTAGAAAAACCTGTTGTAATACCGACTATACCATCAGTATTCATTCTTTTTTCAACATCTAATAGAAAGTCTTTAATTTGCGTGTTGATGTTTGCTACATCAGCTTGCGTAGTATTAGCGACTTGTGAGTTGACTTTATTAATGTGTTCAATAATTTTATCTACTGATTCTTCATTAATAAACATATTCAACGCTTCATTAATACCAGCATGTAAATGCTTTCTTTTATAGAATTGTTGTAGTTGTTCAACGCAAGATTTTACACTATAAAAATCTGTGTTTTTTGAAAATATTGCAGAAAGTCTTACTCTTTGTTCGTGATCACAATCAAGAGCATTAGCCATAGACACAAGGTCTATAACTTTTTGCTCTGACTGCATAACCAAAAACTTTTCAAATATGCTTTTATGAAACAGATTTGAAAATAAGTTTACTTCAAGATTTTCAGCGTTGTCGTAATAAAGTTCTGGATGTAATAATAGCTTACCCAAAAGGGTAGATTCTAAATCATACATCATCAATTCATCGTGCATCACATAGTTTTAAAAAGTTGGTGAAGATAATAAATTTTTGGCAACAGGCGACCAATAAGGTTCATCTTTTGTTAAATGATAATCTTCCATTACATCTTCTATTTTATCAATTGAATCTGCCTCAGGATTGTATACAGCAACAATATCATTTGGAAATGTATCTGAGTAAATAGGATACAGATAACCCCAGTTATCTTTTAACAAATTTGTATGCCAATCAATTCTATCAAAATAATCATCTAATTGGTCAATGTATTCATCGAAGTTTTTTAATCCGCTGTTTGTTGTTCCAAAGTCTTCGATGGTATCTTTGGAACTTTTTGGAAAAAGCGTGTGTTGATTGTTTATATTTCCAGTATAGAAATCATAAGGTCTATAAGTGTATACTGGTTCTTCGTATTGATGTTCGTATTTATTTTCACCTAAAGTTTCAATAATACTTATCATCAAGCTACATGTATCCATAGCGTCAGTTATGCTTACATATTCTTCATCGCTATGTGGTTTGTAATAGCCACTAGAAATATTAGTAACTGAAACATTAGCCAATGGTTTAAGAGCTTTAACATCTGTTAGTCCACCGTGTTCTTGAAACTTAAATTTATGTTTTTCAAGTAATGGTTGAACAGCTTTCTTAAATCTCTTAGACATAAGATTTACACCTCCTATTTTAGTAACAAAATCATCATTACCACGTCTATCTGTTTGCAATATGTAGCCAACGTTTTGAAAAAACTCAGGTGTAGCAGCTTTTGAACCAACACAACCTCTTTCTTCTGAATGAAAGAATGCTGCTTTAATATTATCAAACTTCTTAATACATTCAAGAGCTGCCCAAATACCGACTTTATCATCGCCACCTACGCCTACTTGTTCCATTTTAATTTTATCCATTGCGTAAAAGTTGTCATTAAGTCTACGAACACAATAGCCTTTTACAAAATCATGCACAGTATCTGTGTGTGCTACCACACATGGATATACATCAGCTTTGCCTTTGGTAACATATATGTTTGTACCTCCAGCTTGCTGTTCTGTAACAATAGTTACATTTTCATTATCATATTTAATTTGATTTATGATAAATGCATTCATTCTTCCTTCGTTTCCTGATACGCTTTGGATTTCCAAAGTTTGTTCAAGATTGTCTATCATAGTGTCTTCAGACATATTCCAATTTTTACGCATAATTTCTTTGTAGTCTATAGTATCCATTTGTGGATCTAGGGTTAAATCTTCTTGTTGAACCTGATTCTGGTTTTACTCTTGCAGAGTTACTCATAAATCCTAAATCAGGATATATGTGTTGATAAGTGTCTATATATGGTAATCCTGGATAATCATCTTCAGGCCATTCGATAGGTATACGTACTTGTCCACGCATTTCTTTGCCTGTTGTGGGATTTATCAAAACAGCAGAGGTATAAGACTGTTGTTTCTTATAATAATAACCATTGTCTTTGGCCCATTTTATCATTAATGATTCGTAAGCATTACGTAATGTATATACACGATCCATTATATTAATGCTTCTAACTCTACGATGAACATTAACATTTTGCCATATTAATGCACGAGCAACAATACCACCATCTTCATCTTTCATTACAAGTATTTTGCAATGTTCACAGTCTTGATATATATCTAAGAAAGGTTGACAATTATCATAACGCATACAGCCAGAACCTAATGTGCCTGTGTAATCACCACCATGACCATGCCATTCATTACTATATGAATCTTGATGCATATATTTCTTAACATCATCTTCTATTTCTATATAGTAAGATTCTGATATAGTTTCCAATGCAAGAACATTAGCAAATTTTTCGACAGAACTATTAGATATAGAATAATTATCAATTTCTACTATCTTATATGGTGAAGCCATCATACATAATGATCTGCGAATTTCATGATCTAGAAGTTCTTGTTTCAAATTTAGTGCATTAATATGCTCAATAACATTTGATCGATGTAAAACAAAACTTGATAGTTTAGGTATAGTAATATAACTAATCTTTTCAGCATTTGATGCTGCTATACCATAAACGAATGGATGTTTATCTGAAAAAACATGACGTTGAGATCTATTAAAGAAACGTTCAATAAATTCATTATTTGTAATAAATATTTTATCTTTCAAATCATCTGTCATCCAGTTTTGCATTTCTTCAAAATGCTTAAATACTAATCCCCAAAGTTCAGGAAGTTCTTCCTCACCAACCCATTTAAACATGGATTCAGGGTAGTATGTTTCATTTTGAAATCCGAGCCAAGATATTTTGTTTCTCTGCACATCAAGTGGCAAAGGTATAACCCTTACACCTTTTTGTAGACAGTGTTCAAGAACCAATAATCTGCAATCGGTATCTGTAGGAACAGGCAAATGCTTGCCGTAATACCTCATCTTTTTTATTACTGGTGAATCTACCAGTTCAACGACATTATAATTAACTAATGACATAGTTCCAAGCTATTTGTAATAACATAGTTCCAAGCTATTTGATTCATTTTATTAGCACTACTAAATAGTAATTTTTCTATACCATTTGGATCACGCTCCATATTTTTAACCTCGTGATTGGTATAGTATGTGACACCATTGAGTAAACCCCACAGTGTATCACCTTTTTCACTTGTTTCTTTTGCAATACAATCAAGTAGTTTATCTACTTTATTCTTTGTCTTTTTAGAAACAACTTTATTGTCATCATATTCAACTTTGTTAATATGTGCAGGTAGTTTCATAACTCTTTTAACAATGTTTCTAACTGTTTGATCGCTAATGCTTTTATTTTTCAAATAATCTATTCTGATATCTGTATCAACTAGTTGACCTTGAATGTCTAATGCTATTTCATCAGCTTTAATATCAATACTTTTAGTATGTTTTACTGATTTACCTTTACTAGCAAATAAAAATAACTGATTTGCACAAGACAAGACAGTATTTGATATACCATAAGATAATCCTATACTACCATCGTTTGAGTCTACAACAAATATGTATCTGTCATAATCTTCAAAAATGTTTGGTAGTTTAAATTGAACAAATATTTTCTTGCCACCATTTAATGCTAAAGCTTTATGGAACGTATAGTCACCATGAACAGCTTCAGCAATTTTTAAAGCACGTTCTACTATTTGTTCATTTTGTGTTTCTTGGTATTGTTTAGTACAAACACCAAGTACTTCAAGGTTATCTTTCCTTCTGATTCCATAGTATCCACTTTCTGACCAATTGCCATGCATATCAAAATGCGACTCAGGACATTGTGAAAACAATGGAACCTTTTCCACCTCCCAGTCTAACTGAGAGGCAGATAAGATTTCTTTTAATGTCATTATTTTTCTATTATTTCTATTGACGTATTCACTTGTGGGTTGCCTTTGACAGCTATAGCTTCAAGCTTTTTAAGTCCACGAGTGTGTTTGGATAACTTATTTATAGTCTTAGCGCATTCGTTTATCCACTTTTGCTTTACAGACTCGTAGTTATCACCTTCTTCTATTTCTATGGTTACACCATAGTTCCATTTAACTGACTCGAAGTTACCCGTATTTACGGCTTCAGAGCAGTTTACATTTAATTGTATTACTTTCATAATTCATCTTTATTATATTCTTTTGCATCCTCTCGTCTGCGTTCATTATATTCATGTTCACTTATCATATTATAGCATGTTTCGTCATCTCCACATTCGGAACAGATCATATACTCGTCAGCGTGTTCTTTACAATCGCCACATATATCTGTTTCTGCCCAGAATCTAGAGTCACAGCAATTACTTGCTCCGCTTCCTTCCTGTTCTACGCCACAACAGCTCGTAACCTCGTTAGAGGCCCAACCATCGTCTTGTGGATTAGATAGTTTCCATCTGTCGTAACTCACCACCAAGCCCAATATTTGATTTTGTAGCCACATTTGATGTAGTATAAAGCTTCATCAATAGCTATCAAATCTTGTTTTTTGTAATATTCGCAGGCATCATTACCCCAGAAGAATCCAGTTCTTGGTTCTAATGTACCTTCTTCCACTTTATCTTGTAGTTTCAGTAAATCTTCACGAGTTACTTGTAATGTGTGTCCTGAATTAAATCCACCGAAACTATCGTTATCATAAGCGTTACCGCCTTTTTCTTCGTATAAATCATCAAACCAGCCATGTAGGTATGGATGTTTACGCCAAGTTATAATTTCTATTTCTTCAGATGGATTATATTTAAAATCTATCTGTTTTCTATTTCTGCCTTTGTAGGCAAGCAATCCGTGATCTAAACCCATATTATTTTATTTTTAGTTTTTCTATAAATTTATTATATCTGTATTTAAGTTCTACTTTAGCGTGACCTACGTTACGCTTAAACTTATCTTCATCGAAGTTTTCAATTGATCTTGAAATACTACGAAGCTTGTTCAGAATTTTCTGTCGCATATTTGATAGTCATTTCTTTATTAAGTAATACGTTCATCAGTGTCATGTAACAATGCATATCTTGATGTTTATCAAACCAATTTTCAATCATATTTTGAGATGATTCTAATTGTTTTTTATTTATGCAGCTTTCTATTGTAGAAACTACTTTACCGAAATCTAATTCTTTATCAGTCATTTAATTATTATTAATAGTTATTATATATTGCGTCTAACTCTTCTTGCGAAAATGTAGCTTCAGCTTCTTTTTCAGCAATTTCAGGCTCCATAATAGTTGCCTCAGCAAGTTTCTCAGCAACTCGTATAGCCTTGCCATACTTAATGTTATACTGAGTGTTTTTAATTGCATAGTGATTACCATACTTTTTAATGTGTTCTTTCTTATTAAGAAACTCTTCATCTTGTGGGATGATAGTAAAAGCAACGTAGCCGCTATCTGCGGCAATACGTTGTAATTCTTTTATTGATACTAAACAGTTGATTTTAGTTTTTCCGTTATTTGTAAATGATTGGAATTTACCTCTGATTAAATTTGACATAGTTTTATTGTATTAAAGATTAAACTTCTTGATTAAGGCTGTGCCTATTGTAAATATCAGCCCTGTTAAAATGGCTGTAATCATTCCAGAGAATGTACCTAGGAATAGTAATGGTAGTCCAAGTGTAAGCAGGACATCCCATAATACATTAGTTTTAAGAAATGCTTTTCTTGACATTACTTTACGTAATATTAAGTAGAAACCAGCAGCACTAGCTGCACTCATCCAAATGATACTCATAAATTATTAAATATTAAGGTTATTATTATTGTTATTATCATAACATAGGTTGTTATGTATTTAATTAAGATGTTATATCTTTTTTGTATCTTCATCTAATTGTTCAAATATTTTTCTAATGTCATACAATACTTGTGTTAAAGCAGCTCTGTAACCAAAGTATTGTTCTGTAATAGATTTATCATCGCCTTTTAAGGCCTTTAGATGTCTTTCAACAGATTCATCTCTTAAGTCATTAAAATGAGATATTAATCTTTGTTTAACATGAACGATAGCGTCTTTCACGTTTAGTTCAGATATATAATCTCTTTCTGCTAATTCTCTTTCTCGCATGTCTGCGAAGTCATACTTACTTCTTTTCATAATTCAATTTTAATTAAGTTAATTTAACTTTTGTTTTTAGTAAGATATAAGGTAATACCTAGTATCGTTAAATTTATTCCAGTTAATCCTACACACAGCCTTTTGAATAACTCCTCTGTTGATTTCTCCAACCAAAAACCAATAGTATTTTTTGGTTATCTCGTTTTTTATTGAAGGGTTTACTGTGTCTATGTGTTTTTTGGGTAGCGTGTAGTTTGTCATAATTCAAATGCTTTATTAATATTAGTTCTTATTATTTCAGACTTAGCTTGTCTGTCTACCCATTTTTTACCACGTAGTCCTACGTACTCATTTTGCAGAGCACGAGAACAACGTTCTATTGATTTGGGTTTGGGATATATTTTAGCAATGAACATATTGTGCAGCATTTGCTGTGCAGACATATCCTTGTCTTCTAAACATTCCCATATTATTCGAGCAACTAATCGTTGGTCGTCATCACGGTATTTGTTATCCGTGTCGTTTAAGAGTATATTGTACACTCTTTCTTTTACAGTCTTTCCCATTATTTATCTTCTTTGATATAATAGTCATAGAAAGCCCACGCATATAATGCGTAGGCTATTATTAATAAAACAGTCATTATTTCTTCACGAAATCGCCAAGCTTGTTCATAGCAAGCTGGTAGTTATTAACTTGTTTCTTTTTAAACTGTGAAAGATACTCTTTTATAAACTTACGTTTACGTTTGTTATACCTTGAATTAAGATCATCAATCCATTTTTGCATTTTGATAAAACTATTATCAAAGAATATTGCATTGCGGGTTTGACCATCAAGCATTGTAACCTTTAGGTTTACTTTATCAACCTTGTTGATAATATCGTGAGAATATTCTCTACGAAATGCTTGGTGTGCCCTTTCGTATGGATTTACTTTGAGAGCTTCAAGTATCTTGTCATACTTGTTAGATAATAATAATTCGTGCCACTCTTTATTGTTGGTAGCAGCTTTTAGGTATTCAAGAGTAATACCTTCTTTTTCCATTGCTGTTCTATCGTTCAGCAAATAGTTTCTCACTTGATTAGTGTTCATATTGGTTTCCCTATTAGAAGTACTCAAGGGTTCCTAGTTTTTAGAGTACTGGTTAATTATTTTTTTATGTTGTCGTTTACATCCACTATACCTTTGACTTGAAACCAGAGTTGAGCAAATTCAAATGCTAATTCTCTATAGTTACGGACCAATTTTTCGTTTTCATCTTGAAATCTTCGAACTTTATTATCTAATTCTTTATCAAAAAGATCAGAATAATCTATATTGAATAGTTCTGACAGCTCATTTGCATTTTTTTGCAATTCTGTATTTTCAGACTTTAATCTATCTACCTCAGCTAACGCCTTGATTAACTCGAGGTTCTTTTTTGAGTTATTAGTCATAATATTATTTAATATTCATTATATAGGTTGCCTGGTCATAGTGCTCAATCTTTTTAAAATTAAATTGCTCACTTAAGAACGTACGGAAGTTTTCCGTAACGTTTTTCATCTTACAGATATTTGACCAGTTATACCAATGATGCATATCCTTCAGAGCTTTTTGCTCTTTTGGATTCATAATTAGTATTCTCGTTTGACCATTCTCGTCTTGCAGACGAATTATGTTGGTCTTATTATGCTTAGTATATGCTTTCATATACTTTGCTGTGAACTGATTCTGTTTCATAATTACAGTACATTTATTGGGTTAAAAACTTCTATTTTGCAGTATTTATTTTTCATCTCTGCTGCTTTTAAGATGTCATTACGAAATGATTTATTGATAAATCTGACAAGCTCAGCCATTCTGTGTGCTTTTGGTTTCAGATTTAAATCATTATCAATGTATCGTTGCACTATTTCATCAGCTGTTGCTGTGTGTGCATGTAGATACTCTTTAATCCAAGTTGGAGTGCTTGTCACTTTTCGAGACTTTATTCTAGTTCTCATAGTTATTTACACGCTACTCATCTATTGTTGATGCCCGAACCGTGTCTGGGGTGGTTAAGTACCTATGTAGGGAATCGAACCCTACTATAATCCAATATAGGTTGTTGTGTTATGTGTAATTCTTTTTTTACACACGCTTCAAAAGACTTGATTTTGTCTAAAAAAAAGCCGAACTTTGAGGCCAAATTGGAATGTTACTATTATAAAGGAAACAATAACAAACCAACCTGACTTCAAGTCCAACTTACTTAGTTACTTAAATAAATAATCTAAACAATATAGCGCACTATTTCAAGTTGTTTCCGCTTAAGTAACTGATTATCAGTTAGTTCTATATAAATTCTTTTAAGTCGTGTAGCTTTTTAAGCAATTCTGCGTTCTCTGACATTCCTTGGTTCATTTTCATTGCTTTATCAACCATAATATCGGACTTACTTTTTACTTCAAATCTATCTTTGTACATAGAATCTACTTTATTAGCAGCAGTTTCTAGATTTTTAGTAGCACCTGTTGCTAAATCTAGAGCGTCTACTGTTGCTTTAGTAGCCCAGATAGGTGCAGTTGCTACAGCAATAGCAGCTTCTTTACGGAATGCTTTGTCTTCTTTAGCTAGTTCGTAACTTGCTTTA